CATATCCCATTGTACATATTTGAAACAGTAGACAGCATAGCTTTTAGCAAAAAGAACATGCTAGATGTTAATGTGGAGGCAGATGCCTCTAGCAATTTGTTCATGGTCAACAGATGGTTATCCATGCTTGATCCAGTTGCAGCCAGATTAATCAATGACACAACAAACAGATTTCATAAAGTGTTTTCCAATAAAAACGATGCTTTTAGATTGCTACAGACTGTTTTGCCTCATTATTCCAAGAGACGCATACACTACATAAAGAAGTCAGATTCAGCTTGATTTTATCATAGTATCTCCTAAGTGACTATATGGCCAACTTAAGTGTAGATACCCTTGTAACGCAAAAGAGTTTAATTGATCTATCATCAACACCACGCAATTCATTTAACAGTGTTTTCATTGGTTATGATTTGGATTCTCTGTTGGATGATATTATTCTGACAGAATTTGTTGACGAAGGTGGTACCAGTAACACCATAGTTAGAAATGGCATTGTGGTGCCTGTCAATGCAGACACACAAGCATGGCGCATTGGCAAAGTCATTTTGTGTGGGTTGAGCTGCCGCAAAGTGCAGAAGGGTGATTTGATATGTTTCCCTAACAACATGGGAGTACCCATTGCAAACATTGATGTGGTGGGCCATGGCAAAGTGGGTCATGGTATTTTTTTGAATGAACAGAGAATTTTCGGAATAGTCAAACAGAGAAAGTCTAACACAACAGATGCTGGTGTCTCTAGCAAGCCTAAGGTCCGTGCTGCAAAATAATGTATGTGAGATTAAGTTTGCACGGCGCCGACCAGGCCCGGGCAAAGCTCCTTTTCGCAGAATGTTATGCACCAATTCACAATCACTGTTGAACAGTGTTAATGGCAGAGTCACTTTGAATTTCAGACCAACATCAGGATCACCCACATTTAACCCAGCACAAAAAAACTTGGTCATTGTGTGGGATATTTTCATGCAAAATTATCGCTGTGTGAATTGTGACAGTTGTGATTTGATCACTTCCATACCTGCAGGTCCAGCGTTTTGGGATTACTTCAGGAAAAACTTAACCAAATTAACTGCAGCTCAAAAGCTAGCATTCATGAACTCATGACAACAGCTGAAAAAATGGAATCTGCCGTGAACAGGCTGCTGCAGCAGAAAATAATTTTTACACTTAACAACAAAGTTATGAAATCTGGCAAGTTGATTCTTTTCTGCATCAAAGACTTTTATCTGGTATTCACATTGCAAAATCAAAACATAAAGAAGCATTTTGAAATACCTTATCCTTATGGTTTTGTAGAAGGTCACAATCGAATTCAATTTGATTATTCAGTGCATAAATTCTGTCAAAGAAATACACACATTGAGACAAGAGCAAAATTACTGTCCACAGCAAAGAAGCCAAATAAATTTTTCAACACATATGCAGAGATAAGTGTCATGGAAAATGTAGATAGCTGATTAAATACACCATGCAAGTACATTGTGAAGTCACCTTGGAGAAGAACAAAGCTTCAAACAAGGTTTATTTTGATAAGAAACTCAAACAATTCTCTAACCTGGTGAAAAGAAGCGGCATATTGGAAGAAGTCAGGCTGCGCAGAACATACATGAAACCTTCTACGAAGAGAAAACTGGCACCTCAACTGTCAGCACGTAAATGGAAATTCTATAGCTAAAAAGCTTCTGTCTGCCATTTTCTATCAATTTAAAAGTATTAACCTTCTCAAACCCACAATCTATTATAATCAAATTCGCAAAAAAATCAACTGGTAAATTTTACTAAATAATACGTGAAGCAAACCGCATTTCATTGGGAAGTCAAAGATCTGTTAATACAATTTTTAGCAGCCTTCGATAATGTTGTTATCAAGAGATATAACGCCAAGCGCGTAGCTGGTGCATCACAACAAGTCAGATATGTGTATGCCCCTAAGCAAAGAGTTTTATATGATTTAATTAACCCTGGCCAAAATCTAACATTGCCAGTGGTCAGCGTTACCATATCCAGTATTACTAGAGATGTGAACCGTGTGTTCAACAAAAACGCTGGATTCTTTGCTCATGGCACAGATAGTGAATTAAACCCTGCGGCCTTGAGCTATTACTATCGGTCCCCTGTGCCTGTTAACATTGATGTAAAGATGCATATACTCACCCGGTACCAATCAGACATGGACCAGATTCTTAGTAATTTCATACCTTACAACAACCCCTACATAGTGGTCAGCTGGACTGTGCCAAAAGACTTCAACCTTCCTTACACGCAAGAAATTAGAACTGAAGTGATGTGGAATGGATCCATAAACATGGACTATCCAATTGATATTAATGGCAATCAGAAAGCACAAATCATTGCAGACACTTCCTTTACAATCAAAGGCTTTTTGTTTCCTGCTGCAGAGGATCCAGTATCAAATATATTCAAAATAGATACCAACTTCAGTGCAGTTAGCACACAGACAGATCTGTCCAATTTCACTTTTGAAGAACTACTCTCACAAGTCATTACAGCTAATTCTCCAAACTCAGCTTTTACCAATACTGAGATAGTCACTGTGTCTGGAAGACCTCAAATTACCAATGTGGCAATAAAAACAGATTTAGGATTCTATAGCTTACCCATTACAAACATAAGCATACTCACGGGCACCTCAAGAGACTTCATTGCATACGGCAATTGGTTTGAATATCAAACAGGCAACGGCTTATATGTGAGTTCTAATAATTTTAATGGCAGTCAAGGTTACTATGATCTCTTTTCTAACAATCGAAGCACCAGCGCCGGTAACCCACCATTCAGTGCTTATGCAGTTAATAAATTTCAAACTGTTGATAGGAATACACTCACATTTACTTTATCTGCTCTTGACCAACCACAAAAAATTGACATAATTTATGCCAATGAGGCAGGGTATGCTTTAGCGTCAGACTCCAAGAGATTTGATGCAATAGAAATTGTAAAAGAATTGCCCACAATTTCATCATAAACTTTCAATGTTGAAAAAAACAATGTATTTTATAAATAGATTATATGGCAAACCAAGAAATAACAGATTTGGACAAAAAATTAAACGATGTCAAATTGAAGATTGAAGAATTACTAAAAGAAGCTGGTGCTGCACTTGTGCCAGTTACCCTGATTAGCGGGGATAAGGTTGTCAGTCGTATTGACTTAGTTCCATCTAATAACAACACTGAAAAATCATAATTAATATTTGGTTTTCCTGGTGTCTTTTGACTGGGGAACCTAAATATTGCTATGTACCGGTCGTTTGCAGACTTTCAGAAACTAAATACGGCGTTAGCCACTGACTTCTTAGTAGGTTATAGACAGGGTCAGACTGAATTTAGAATAGATTTCTACACACTTTCACGTGTCATATCTGGTGGATTGACACGCACACCCAATGTGTTGTTTGTTTCAGTTAGTGGCAGTGATTCTAATACTGGTGTTGGAGAGGCTGTTCCTCTCAAAACAATCAAGAAAGCGTGCCAAATAGCTGCAAACGACCCTGCAAACGCATATACAGTTTTTGTAAGGTCAGGCAGTTATTATGAAAACAATCCTGTCTATGTGCCTCCAAGAACCTCTCTCATAGGTGACAATTTAAGAAGAGCCAACATATATCCATTAAACCCAACACGAGATTTGCTGTGGGTATCAAATGCAGATTACATATGGGGGTTTACATTCCGGGGACACCGAGCACCTGGCGCTGCAGTTGCTTTTTGGGATCTTGATCGAAGCACAGCAGAAAAGGATTACGATAATTACATTGCATTTGAAGCTCTGCCCATCATTTTTGCTCCAGAAACACCACAGTTCATTACCACCAGCCCCTACATACAAGGTTGCAGCTCCATAACAAATTCTTCTTCACTTGGTGCCAATGATGCTGGCGCAGGCTTGAGAGTTGATGGCAGTTTGGTGCGCGGATTCATTAGATCAATGGTATTAGATTCTTACACTCAATTTAATGAAGGTGGATTAGGCGTACATGTTATTAACAATGGATATGCACAGCTGGTTAGTATATTTACAATTTGTTGCACAGCAGCAGTGTTGTGCAGTGCAGGTGGTGGTTGTGACATCAACACTTCTAACGCTTCCTTTGGATTGACTGGAATTGCAGCAGTAGGCAAATCCACCACTCCTGTTTTAACTGGCAAAGTGATACGAAGTGAAAGTGGTGACAACAATGTTATTGGTGTTTCTGGTGTGGACTGGCCATTTGGTTTGGACATAGCACGCACACCTAATCTGGGTCAATTGATGGAGATTGCTGAAGATTGGCGCGGCACACAATTTACTATTACATCAGCCACAAGTGCAGGTCCATTTCGATATGAAATAATCTGTGAAGACACCCTTGGCATACCTGTTACTGGTGGCAACACAATAAATTTCTACATAAGAAGTTCAATCTTGGCGTCTGCCTATACCATGGAATATATTGGCTCAGGCACAGTACTTAACCAAGCATTGCCTGCTTTTGGTGGTCAACCCAAAAACGAAAACCAGGTAATACAATTGGATGGTGGTGTGTGTTACTTCACATTTACAAATGAAAGTGGAGACTTTAAGATTGGAGCAGATTTTACAATTAATCAAGCAACTGGTACCATTACTGGCCGGGCATTTGACAGGTCATTGTTCGCTTTAGTCACACCCTTTGTTTTATCTTTGGAAGGGAGTGGATCTTAACATTTCTATTGTCAAATAGAATAAGTATTATATATGGCACAGATACCGTTAAATTACTTCCTAAGAGTTGCTGCGGAACTACTTACAACAGATGCAGATATATACACAACACCAGTTCAACGCGCCACCATTGTTTTGGCGGCAAATGCAGCAAATCTTACCTCACAACCAGTTACTGTCACGCTAAACGTTAGAAGTGCCAGCTCTGTTGTAACAACTGTAATAAAAGAATTCAGTATTCCTGCTAATGATGCTGCCAACTTAATTCAAGGCAAATTAATCATGAACGTAGGAGATGTGTTAGTAGCCAAGTGTAGCACAAATAATGGCATTGAATTGAACCTCTCCTTATTGGAATCTTTCAACAGCCAAACAGCATAACATATGAGCATACGGTTGATTAGCGGTAGAGTAAAAACGGTACCGCCGTTGAGTGTTAACGGCGACAGATATAGTTTTCTCGCCCCCAATCAAGCTGAACCAAATTTAGGTGTACCTGGCAGCCTCTACAATGCTGGATATGTTTTAACTACTAATTTATCTGGTGGACGATATTGGTATGATGCCAGCAAATGGGACTCAACATACAACACAGTAGAAACTTTTAGTGCAGGCTGGCAATCTACCTATTCAACAGTCTGTGCATTCAGCGGTTCATGGTTAACCAAACCACAAGCAGATGCTTTATATTTGAGGTTGAGTGGTGGCACGTTAACAGGGGGTATTCTTGTCAGCGGTGATAGTATTTTTGATGGTAATTTAACAGTCACAGGTGCATTAACTGTTATTGGTGGTGTTTCGGCAGTTGTAACAAGATTTAACATCAACAGTTCTATTAGTGCCATTAACTATGGCCCAGGGCCAGCGTTGTATGTATACCAACAACCATGGTTTGGCAATACAAATGAAAAAGTAGTATATATTGAAGATTACAATAGAAACCCTTTGATATATGTTACTGAACAGCATGTAGGATTGTTCACTGATGATGAGAATGAGAAGATAACAATCAACGGCAATGTTAGTGGCAATGGCCGTCTCACTTTCAATAGTATTGTTGCAAATGATATTACAGTTAATGGATTAACAGCAGTCCAAGGTGAATTAAACATTGTAGGCAGTCTCACTGCTGGAGGTGACATATTAGCCCTTGGCTCCATTTCAGCTCACTATGGACTGTACGGGGACACTTTACAAACTGCTAATAGTGCCAATATCAATGGCGATCTCAATGTTACCAATGGTCAATATTTTTCTGGAGGTGTATCTTTATTTGATCTCTTTGCAAAGAATGATGATGTTAAAAAAGGTGTACAGGCGTATGCAACATTATCTGCTAACAGTGGGTACTGGGATTCAGTTTATAGTTTTGTTAATTCAAACAGTAGCAAATATGATAGTGTATTCACTACAGTAAATGAGAGTAGCGCTTACTGGTGGTCAGTGTTCAATACTGTTAGCGGTCTGAGTGCTTTCTGGAATTCTGTTTACAGCTCTCTCAACACAAATAGTGGCAGATATGAAAGCACATATACCACTGTTTTGCAAAATAGCGCTTCATGGTCAGGCTTAGCCACCACTCTAAACTACCTGTCCACAACCAACACATTAATAAGTGCTGCATCTATTACGGAATTTTTATCATCCAGAAAGTTTATATATGCTGATGTGCGTGGTGTATCTGCTGCAGCTGCTCCTTTTACAGGCACTTTACGCACATTTGACATACAGGGCGCTTATGCATTTACCACATATAACGACGGTGGCACAAAGCTTGTCATTCACAACATATCTGATTCAAGCAACCCTGTGGCTGTTTACAACGGTAGCCTGGGAAGCATTACCTCGGTAATTCAAATTTCTCTTCAAGGCAACATTGCATACATTTTGGGAAGTGAAGGTGGAAGTTATCGAGTATATGTGTACGATATTACTGATAAAACAGCTCCTAAATTTCTAGGCATCAACGCTGATATCAATGGCAAGTTTGATATAAACGACAACTACCTATATGCAGTTGAACCGGACACTCTGAGTGTATATGATATCACCAACCCTCAACAAGTAAAACTATTAAATACTGCAGCTACTGATGCCATTGGTGCATCTTTTACAGATGTCATATACAGAGATGGATTTGTTTATGTTATATGTCCAGTTGCTTCCCGGTTAAATATTTTTAATGTTGCAGATGCTTACAATATTACTCGCTCTAGTGTTGTAGTTCAATCACCTGTTTCTATACAAACTCAAGACAGGTACATATACATAGGCAGTAGCACAGGAGTAATAAATGTATTTGATATTGCAAATGGCAATGCACAAGTTAATGCCATTAATGTTGGTGGTAGCATAGCATATCCAAACCTGCAAGGCAATTGCCTATACTATATAGACAACACAATATCTGCACTCAAAATACTCAATGTTGTTTCACCAGCTTCTGCAACATTTGTTAATCAAGTCTACTTGCAACCCAACACCACTGGGCTTGCTATTCAAGGTAAAAATGTTTTTGTTGTTAATGATTATGGATTGCAAGTCATTAACATGGGTGGATTGTATGCCCAGCAACTAGAAGCAGGCACTATTCTGGTCAATACCCTGGATGTATCAAATGATGTCACAGTAGCTGGTATTTTCAAAACTCTTGAGGGTGCAGTTTTTGGAAGCGGGTTCACATCCACTGGTCGCAGCTCTGTGTCAGGTGAATTCATAGCTAACAGAATTTCTGCAACACAAAACATTTCCACATTCAATGGTACTAGCGATCAATGGAATAGCACATACACATCACTTGCCAATGCAAGCGGCACATATGATAGAGCTTCAAATGCAGTTATTGCATCAAGTGCTGTGTGGTACACAGCCATTAATGCGGGCAGTGCTAGCTGGTGGTCAACATTTGAAACTGTTAGTACATTGAGTGGTAGTTGGCTGAGTGTATATAACACTACAAAGTCATTGAGTGATACATGGGGCACAGTATATACTTCTACTAACACTTATAGCGGTCTGTGGAACAGTGTCTATGTCACTGTGAATGAGGCCAGTGGCAGATGGTGGTCAACATACAATTCTTTAAGCACATTGAGTGGTTATTGGAGCAATGCTTCCAATGAAGTTTATACCAACAGTGGCAATTGGTACACACCTGTTAATGTGGGTAGTGGCAGATGGTGG